AAAAAAAATAAACTCTATCAGAGTAACTCTTTATTAACATCGATAAAATCATAATCATATAATAAAATGTACTTTGATAAATACAATTTCATATCCTTAAAAGTTTGACTATTAAATTTCGAAATATTAACATTAAATATATCTTTTAAAACCCTAACTATTCTTTGACTACGGTCATTGAATATATATTCTACTTTATCTAACCATGATCCGTATTGACCACAAAATAAGTAGAAAAAGTCCATAAATTCATAGTTATTATAACCACCAAGTATTAAATAACTAAATAATCGACTAAACGATTTCGTGATGCTACTGTAATCACGTTTAAAATAAGATTCGGTGTATAAAGATCCAGCCCATAATTCTTTCAAATCTTTATATAATAATCCACCTCTTATTTCATAACCTAGGAATTTTCGATCTTCTCCAGGTTCAGAAAAAAAAAACATTTCTCTGGTTTGACGAAGAGAGCGAAATACTTCATCAAAATATCAGCGTAACGTCGGACATCGAATTTGAGATATGTTTTTATTGAAAAATCATCCCCAAGCCAGTTGACTTCGACGTAATTTACTCTTTCTTCAAGTCCCATCATCTTCAACGCGGTGATTGTGAGAATCATGTTGAGTAATGTGTTTTGAGCAAGTGTCCATCCACTACCAGACATGAGACCTCCATTAGTACGGAAAGTTGAACCAGAAGGAAAAGCAACTCTTCCATAAATGTTACTATCATAAACGATGTAACGGTATAATTTCGTATCTCGGTAATTCATGATCAACTTCTTTTCGATTTCTTGAAATAAGCGTTTATGATGAAAAACGCAACGAAAAGCGTCCCAACCGGAAATATCGGTATTGGTAAAATAAAAATCAGAGTTACTCGCTAAATACTTTCTAAGTCTTTTAAGAGCTCCTTCACCATGTATCATTCTATCGGTAAAGTACTTCTTAGAAAACTGTTGATATAGGCCACGTGCAAAACGCATCTCTGCAACAATGGTTTCAGCTGACGCCATCCAAATGGGTCGAGTCTTAATTTTAGTTTTCTCAGATAAATGACCACGCATTGCGAACATGATGTAATTGTCGAATGTCTTATTATTAAGTACTGATTCATTCATAAATTTATAGTCCTCGATGATCTCTTTAAGAAAAACATCTTTCTTGCGCCGTTTACCTAGCCTCCGGATTGCTATGTAACCCGCGGATGTATTCTTTGGCATCTCGTCAATAACGGTCGTTAATGAAGCAGGGTACCAAGGATCCAAATTTGAAAAGACTTCATCAATTGCTTCTTCATAACATTTTTTGAAGTAAGACTCTTTTCTCATGGGTTGTTCAGGATAACAATAACCCAGTAATGCTTTATACATTTGACCTTCCTTTGGTGTTTTGGTGTAACGGAAAAGATCTTGATAAAGTTCGGGCTTATATTCACTCATTAGATCAGAAATATTTGAATCGATAAATACCATTCCTTCATTTGTGCCTAAAGTGTAAGTCCTATTAGTTTCGATTTCATCGTATAGAAAGCCAGCATTGCTTGCAATCTCAATGAATTCAGTTTCATTCAATTCTGTGTTTTGATAGCTTGGGTTGTTCAAAAGCCATGCAAATTCATAACAAGTACAGAATCCAAACTTGTTTTTAATACTCTTTAAATTCTGATAATCAGATAAAAAAGAGCGACAGTAGCGATAAGGTCGTGATAAAAAATAACACAATATATTGCTATGATAGGGTATGCCTCTATTTTGTGACATTATATACCTATAAGGTTAAGAAAAAAAAAAAAAAAAAAAAATTTTAAAAAAAAAAAAAAGATTGGAAGAGAGTCGGTGAAGGAAAAGATTTTTAATT